GTCCCGTAAACGGGCGGGGAGGTTTTCCGGTTTTCGTGGGAACGAAGGAACAGGGGGAAGAATGAACAGGCTCGTAACATCCGAGTCAGTCACGGGCGGACACCCGGACAAACTCTGCGACCAGATCAGCGACGGCGTGCTCGACGCGATCCTGGCCCAGGACAGGGACGCCAGGGTCGCCGTTGAAGCCGCGGCGAAAGACGGGACCATCTGGGTCTTCGGAGAGACCAGCACCAAAGCCCAAGTCGACCCGCGCGCCATCGTTCAAGACGTCCTCCGCACGAACGGCTACACGGACCCGAGCGCGGGGATCACGGCGGACACGGTCGGCGTCCAAGTTTCACTCTCGCGCCAGTCGCCAGACATCGCCCTCGGCGTTGACGCGCAGGACCACCTCAACGCAGGAGCAGGAGATCAGGGCCTGATGATCGGATACGCCACACGCGAAGCCGCTGGCTCAATGCCGCTCCCGCTTTACCTCGCGCGCGAACTCACAGACGCGCTGCGCTACTACAGGGAGCAGGGACGATACGCCTGGCTGCGGCCAGACGGGAAAGCCCAAGTGACGGTCCGCTACGTTGACGGGGAACCGGAGGAAGTCACGAGCGTCGTCATTTCAGCGCAACACACGGCGGACGTTTCGCTCAAGGAAGTGCGGGAGACTTTGCGCGCCATTGCGGACCGCGTCATTCCCGAGTACCTCCTCACGGACGAAACCGCCTACCACCTCAACCCGACTGGGCGCTTCGTGATCGGTGGACCGATCGGAGACGCAGGACTGACCGGGCGGAAGATTATTGTCGACACCTACGGCGGCGCAACCCGCCACGGCGGTGGGGCATTCAGCGGAAAAGACCCGTCCAAAGTTGACCGCACTGGCGCCTACGCCGCCCGCTGGATTGCGAAGAGCATCGTCGAGTCAGGACACGCCAGGCGCGCGGAAGTTGAACTCGCCTACGCCATCGGCGTACCAGAACCGGTGGCCCTTGCGGTTGAGACATTCGGCTACGCGAAAGACAGAGCGCTTGAAAAGCACATCGCTGCTACGATTGATCTGCGCCCAGGCGCGATCATTGAGCGGCTCGGATTGAAGAGCGTGAAATATCAACCCTGCGCCAGAGGGGGGCACTTCGGAAGGATTGACCTCGACCTCCCGTGGGAACAGCCCGTCAACATTTAGGGGGAACGATGTCGAAAGTCGAATGGCGAAACCGGATCACGCGCAGCGGCGAGATTGCGCCAGAGGGACTCGTCCCGAATCCAGAGAACTACAGGGAGCACCCCGATAAGCAACAGCGCCTGATGAACGGAGCGCTCAACGAACTCGGCTGGGTTCAACCGGTGATCGTCAACGAACGGACCGGGAGACTGGTTGACGGCCATATGCGGGTCGCGCTCGCAATGCGGCGCGGAGAGAGCACCGTGCCAGTCAACTACGTCGACCTCAGCGAAGAGGAGGAGAAACTCGCCCTCGCCACGCTTGACCCGCTCGGGGAATTGGCACGCCAGAGCGACGATGACCTCCGCGCACTGCTGGCGCAGTTGACCGTCAACGATGCGGACCTCAAGGAACTGCTCGTCGCGCTTGACCAGGAAGCGGGAGGAGACCAGGACAATAGTGCCGAGAGCAGAGAAGCGGGGATGGCCAGCGATCGGGTCGACACGCTCCGAGAAAAGTGGGGAGTGCGGACGGGAGACATCTGGCAAGTCGGAAGCCACAGGATCGGCTGCCTTGACGCAACGAATCCGAAAGCGATCGCCGCACTGATGGGCGGAAAGAAAGCGCACCTCGTCTTCACGGACCCGCCATACGGCGTCGCCTACAAGAGCGAGGGCCACGCGGAGATTAAAAACGACGCGCTCACCGGCGACGAACTGATGGACTTTCTGCTCAAAAGTTTCAGGAATATGGAAGAGCACGCCTACGACGATGCGGCGTTCTACATTTGGCACGCATCGGCAAGCCGGGACGCCTTCACAGAAGCGATGAAGCGCGCGGGCTTGATGGAAAAGCAGTACCTGATCTGGGCGAAGCCACAGCCAACGCTCGGACACAGCGACTATCAACAGGCTCACGAGCCCTGCTTCTACGCCAGCAAAGCGATCCATCAGCCGCGCTGGTTCGGGGCCAGAGACAAAAACACGGTCTGGGTTATTGCCCAGGCGGACGCGGAGCGCGCCGCCGCAGTGCTCACAGGCGGGCTGCTAATCAGCGCAGGAGACCGCCGCCTATGGGTCAGCGACAAAGCGCCAAAGGGAAAAAAGATGCGGACCTTCAGGATCGACAAAGGGGAACGCTTGGAACTAAACGAGCCTGGAGCAGAGGGAGACGTCTGGATCGTCGGACGGGATACAACTAAGCCCTTCCACCCCACACAGAAGCCGGTCGAACTTCCAGCCCGAGGCATCCGCAATAGCAGCGAACCCGGGAACATTGTGCTGGACCTTTTCCTGGGAAGCGGCTCCACAGCGGTCGCCGCGGAGCGCACGGGCCGCACCTGCTACGGAACCGATTACAACGAAGGATACGTCGCGGTCGTCCTCGAGCGCCTGAGCGAAGAGGGACTCAAGCCAGAGAGAGTCGAATCCTTCCAGGGGGAATAAGTGGGAACGCGGGGACCGGCGCCAAAGCCCACACGCCTGAAAGTCCTCGCAGGAGAGACACGCCCATCGGTGATCAACTACGCGGAACCGATCCCCGCAGGCGGACCGCTGACGCCACCGGAAGACTTGCGGCCAGAAGTGCGGACCATCTGGGAGCGCGTCGTTGAAGCGCTCGGTCCAACAGGGGTCCTCACTTCAGCCGACAAAGATCTCCTCCGGCTGTACGCGGAAGCGCTGGCGCGATACATTGAAGCGGAACAAATGCTCGCCAAGTCAGGACCGTTGATCCGAGGGAGGGACGGGAACCTGGTCAAGAATCCGCTGCACCAAATCGTCAGGGATAACGGGGACGCGGTGAAAAAGTACGCGCGCGAACTAGGACTCACGCCCGCTGCTAGAGTTGGACTGAGAGGAGAAATCGATGGCAACGCGAACTCGGCAACGGCGAAACTCGACGCAATCATCCAAGCCGCGCGCAGGACATAGCGGCGAAGGAGCGGTCGTCGCTGACTTCATCGAATCGTTCTGCAGGCTTTCGCGCGGGGATGACGCGGGGCAGTTGATCAAACTTCGCCCCTGGCAGAGAGAAATCCTGCTGGAACTATTCAGCCACCGCGAAGACGGAAAGCGAAAGTACAGGCGCGGCCTTCTTTTGATGCCACGAAAAAATGGCAAGTCCCTCCTGGCTGCAGGCATCGCGCTCTATTCGCTATTCACAGAAGTCGGTGCGGAAGTCGCAATCGTCGCAGGGGACCGCGCTCAGGCGCGCATTATTTTCAGAGAGTGCTCGCGGATGGTTGAACTCGACCCGATCCTTAGCAGGAAACTCCACGTGCTCAGGGACGTCATCGAGTACCCCGAGACCGGAAGCGTGCTGCGGGTTTTGTCTTCAGAAGCAACGCGCGCGGAAGGGTACAACTTCAGCACCGTCCTCTTTGACGAAATCCACGTCCAGCCCGATGACCGCCTCTGGTCAACCGTCAACCTCGGAAGCGGCGCGCGAAAGAATCCGCTCGTGCTCGGCATCTCAACCGCGGGAACGAAGACGGACACGCGCGGCCAGGACTCGCTCTGCTACCGCCTGTGGCAATACGGGAAGCGACTCGAGACCGGCGAACTCACCGATGACGCCTTCTACTTCCGCTGCTTTTCAGCGCCAGACAATCTCCCGTGGGATTCGCCAGAAGCGGCGCAGGCGGCCAATCCAGCCTACGGGGACTTCCTGGACCCGGAAGACTTCGCCGCCGCCGCGCGATCCATTCCGCGCCACGAGTACGAGACAAAGCGCCTCTGCCGCTGGGTTTACTCGGCTGACCCGTACCTTCCCGCGGGCACCTGGGACGAATGCAAAGCAAATGGACTGGAACTCAAGCCAGAGGAACCGATCACGCTCGGCTTTGACGGTTCCTACGCGGGCGACTCAACAGCCATCGTCGCCTGCAGGATCAGCGATAAGGCGCTCTTCGTACTTGGCCACTGGGAAAGAGCGATCGACGGCGACCTCGCCTGGCGCGTTCCGATTGAGGAAGTCGAAGCCCGAATGCTTGAAATCTGCAAAGAGCACACGGTCAAGGAAATCGTCTGCGACCCGTTCCGGTGGCAGCGCTCGATGGAAGCCTGGGCGCAACTCGGACTCCCGGTCGTTGAGTTCCCACAGACGCCAGCGCGAATGGTTCCAGCGACGGCTGGCTTCTATGATGCGGTCGTCAATAAGCAACTCAGACACACGGGGGACCCGAGACTCGCCAGGCACGCAGCCAACGCAACGCCCCACTATTCCAGGGGCGGACTAATGGTCAAGAAAGAAAGCAAGAATAGCCTCAAGAGAATCGACCTTCTCGTCGCTGGGATAATGGCGCACTCGCGCGCTGCTACACTGAGCACGGCCCCAGCGCCGGCACCGCGCGCAGCGGTCAAATGGATCGAGTTATAAAAGGAGCGAGCGTGGGACTACTTGATCGACTGCTCGGCAGGAGCGAAGCGAAGGAAGAGCAGCGCACGATTGGCGGACAGTGGTGGTCCCCGGACCCGAACTACGCGGGCGTACGAGTCACAGAGGAAAACGCAACCAGCATCGGCGCGCTTTACGCTGCCGTAAAACTTTACGCTGACACAGTCGCATCACTCCCCTGGGACACCTACATCCGCATTGACGGAACACGCCGCCCTTACAGGCCACGCCCGCTATGGATGGACACACCGATCCCAAATAATCCGAACTTCACCGGGTTTGAATTCAAGCACCGCGTCGTCACAAGCCTGTTGATTGACGGCAACGCTTTCATCTTGGCGCTGCGCGATAGCAGCGACAATGTGATCGAGACCAGGGTCCTTGATCCAAACAAAGTAGAAATCAAGACAGGGGAAAACGGGGAACCGCTCTACCACGTCAACACACGAGAGGGCGGAGCAGTGCTGACCGCGGAGGACATCATCCACATTCCGCTCTTCGCAACAGGAGAAAGCCACCGCGGACTTTCGCCGGTTGAGCACCACGCGGTGACGCTGGGCCTTGCCAGCGCAACGCAAATCTTCAGCGCGAAGTTCTACCAGAACGGCACGACGCTCGGCGGCGTCGTAAAAGTTCCAGGGGAACTGACACAGGAGCAGGCGGAGAGTTTGCGCTCCGGCTTTAGCAGGAGACACGAGGGCGTAGAGAAAGCCTGGAAAGTCGCGGTGCTCACAGGCGGCGCCGATTACCAGCAACTCGGAATGAAGATCAGCGACCTGCAACTGGTCGAGACAATGCACTACGGCGTTGAAGCGATCGCACGCATCTACGGCGTCCCGCTTCACTTGCTCCAGTACCCGGGAGGGAACACGTCCTACAGCAGCGTTGAAGTCATCAGCATCGAATGGCTACGCCTCGGGCTTGGCCCATTGATCTCCAGGATTGAAGCATCACTGCAGCGCCTCGTTCCAGGAAGCCAACAGACGTTCCTCAAGTTCACACTTGAAGGGCTGCTGCGCCCAACCACACAGGAGCGCTACAACGCCTACGCCACCGCGCTGAATAACGGATTCCTCAGCGTCAACGAAGTGCGCGCCCTTGAAGACAGAGCACCGGTCGACGGCGGAGAGGAATACTGGAAGCCGCTGAACATTGGCACGCTCGGAGCAGGGGACCCGCAGGCGTGAGTTACATCATCACCGATATTGACGGAACGCTCACCGCAGGCGGAGACACACCGAATCAGCCATACATCGACTGGCTCAAAAGCCAAGCGAACGATTACGGCGCGGAAGTCATTATCGTTTCAGCCAGGAACATCGACCGCCTAGCAGAGACAGAACGATGGCTGAATGAGAACAGCGTCCCGTACAAGGAAATCCATCTGCAGGACTTCGGAGAAAGCAACCCAGCCGTAAACGAAGCATTCAAAGCGTACAAGTACAGCAAACTCCAGGAAGAGTACGGCGACGAAATCGAAATGCTGGTCGATAACGATCCAGAAGCGCGCGACGCAGCGGAGGGAATGGGCATCCAGGCCTACACGCCAGAACAGGCAATCAACCTCACGGTTGACGAAAGCGAAGAGGAAGCCCGCGTCCTTATCGACGTCCCCGATTACATCCGCAACGCGGCTGCGAAGGGGATCACCTACTACGAGCAGGGCCTCGCAGGGGACGGACTCCAGCCAGAAACCGTAGAAGAAGCGCGCCAGTTACGCGCAGGAAGAGTCCAGGACGAAAAGATCACGCGCCTCCGCGCCTGGATTCTGCGCCACCGCGGGGACTGGGAAGGAGTCGCACGCAACAGCAACTCAGACGATCCAGACTTTCCAGGACCGGGCGCGGTTGCCGCCTATCTCTGGGGCGTTGATCCCACAGCAGAAAACGGAACCGATCGCGTCCTACAATGGGCGGACGGCGTCCTCGCGCCAATTGAAAACGAAGAGAGGCTAGACGTGAAAGAACTCGAGACCCGCGCACTCCCGCTGGGAGACTTCACCGTCAGCGACAGCGAAGACGGACAAAAGACATTCACCGGATACGCCGCCCTCTTTGGCGCACCAAGCGCAGGGCTGCCATTCACGGAAGTCATCGCACCGGGCGCGTTCAAGCGAACGCTTAGCCGAGTCGCGGACGGAAAGAAAATCGTCTCGTTCCTCTTCGGGCACGATGAGACCCGCGCACTTGCCACCACGCTCAGCGGTCGATTGAACCTCACAGAAGACGAGCGCGGACTCAAAGTAGAAGCGCGCCTCGATCCAGCCGATCCAGACGCGGCAGGCGTCATCTCAAAGTTGACGCACGAAGCCGCGGCGATGGGTATGTCCTTCGGCTTTACGATTCCGAAAAACGGAGACCAGTGGGACGAAGACGTCCGCACGCTCCGCGAAGTCAACCTCTTTGAAGTCAGCGTGCTCAGCGCAGGCCAGACGCCTGCCTACCCTTCCACGCTTGGCTTGACCTCGGTCCGGAAGATCGCGCCACGGATGGGCGTTGACGCGGACCGCCTTATCTCAGCAATCGAGTCCATTAAGTCAGCGACCCCGCTGACTGAAGCGGACGTCGAAGTGCTCGACACCGTCCGAGAAAGGCTCGGGCCAAAGACGGAAGCGATCGATCCAACGATCGCAGCCGCCAGGCTCGTGCTTGCGAAGATGGAGTCGGAAGCGCTCTAACAGCCACGAGGCCCCGCCCCGCCGCCCGATGTAGGCGAGCCCGCGAACAGGCCATCCCGCTAGGCGAGCAGAACCGTCAAGGAAACCAATTAGCACAAAGGAGTTAGAAATGGCAGACATTCGTAAACTCCACGAGCAGCGCGCAACGGTGCTGACGCAGGCGACATCAATCGTCGCTGAAGCGGCAGAAGCCGGCATCGCTCTCGAGGGAGAAAAGAAGGCGCAGTTTGACGCGCTCACGGCAGAGGCCGCAGTGCTCAACGAGGCGATCCGCAGCGAGAAGTCCGCAGCAGAGGCACGCAGTGCCGCTGACGCAGCCCGCGCTGAGTTCGCAACGGTGATCGCTCCAGCCGCTGACAAGGACCAGGACGAGAACGCGGAACTCCGCGCGCTCGGCAAGAACGGCGGTGGCCGCACGTTTGAATACCGCGATGTGACTCGCGCAACCGGGCTCGGAAACCCAGTGGCGATCGCTGACCGGGTCAACATTGTTGCCGCTCAGTTCAACCCGTTCCTCGATCCATCAATCGTCACCGTGGTCCGCACGGCGACCGGCAATAACATCCAGTTCCCACGCGTCACGGCGCTCGGGACCGCTGGCTCAGTTGCTGAAGCGGGAACAATCGGAGAGAGCGACGGAACGCTGTCCGCTCTTTCGCTCACGCCTGTCAAGTACGCGACGATCATCCAAGTCAGCGAGGAACTCGTTGAGGATGCCGTCTTCGATTTGGCAGCACTCGTAGCAGACAAGTGCGGTGCTGAAGTAGCAGTCGCTCACGGCGCCTTTGCGGGCACCGCGATCGCAGCGGCAGCAACCGTCGGCGCAACTGGCTCAGGCACGGTATCGGTCAACCCGACCTTTACCGACCTGGCCAAGTTGAAGGCCTCGGTCAACCAGGCATATCGCCGCGCGGCGAAGGCCGGCTGGCTCTGCAACGACACCACGCTCGGCGTGATCACTGGACTCGTTGATACGAGCGGCCAGCCAATCTTCCGACCAGGCGATTCAAATGCGCCTGACCGATTGCTTGGCGCGCCAATCTACAGCGCAGCGTTGATCGACCTCACGGACGACACCGCAGGCGCGCTGCTGTTCGGTGACCTCGGGCAGATTTACACTGCACTCGTGGGCGGCGTCCGCGTGGACGTTTCGCGCGAGTACGCTTGGAACACCGGCCTTGTTTCGTACAAGGTCGAAGTCCGCGGCGCCACGGGCCTGGCTCAGACCACGGCAGTGAAGTCGTACAAGAGCGCCAACGTCGCCTAAGCGACTAAGCGGTTAGGTTGAGGGAAGGGGTCTCGGGCTTCGGCTCGGGACCCCTTCGCTTCCAGAGAGGGGACAAATGGGAATCATTGAACGGCTTAAGAGACTGGCCACGAAGGAAATCAACGGAGACCAGGCAACGCGCCACGTAGAGCGCGCCGTGGTCGTAAGATGGGGGAATACCGCAACCATCAAGCGAACGCCCGTCAGAGGGCGGGAAAAGGGGAAAAGCGAGTGACGCAGCACATCAGCACGCGGCAAGTGACAGTCGGGACCGCGGCCACCGCGATCGGAGAGGGTCGCGTCTCAGGCTCGACTTTCCATCTTTACGCGGAAGCCGGGGGGAACGCCACGATCTACATCGGCGGCGCGGACGTCACCGTCGCCAACGGATACATCCTCCACAAAGGGCTGCCAGTCTCGCTACAAGTTCCAGAGCGCATCCAGTTGTATGCTATCGCCAGCAACGCAGGAGAAAAAATCAGCGTCCTGCAAATCGGAGGGATATAAATGTCATACGCCACGCTTGCGGAGTTCAAAGCGGCGATCGGAATCGGAACGGCGGACGTCACCGATGACACCGCGCTGCAATCTGTGCTTGACGCAACAGACGCGCTGATTGATAACTACACGGACCGGCGCCAGGGATTCGGAACAGCGACGGAGACTCGCTACTACACCGCGCAGGACTTCTCCTACGTTTTGACGGATGACCTCGTCAGCATCACCACGCTGCAGACAGACGATAACGGCGACGGAACATACGAGACCACCTGGACCGCGGGCACCGACTACGTCCTCGCACCAGCGAATAACGCACTCGACGGATGGCCATACACCAGCATTGAGACAAGCGTCACCTGGCCGCGCAACTTTCCGAAAGCCGTCTACCGCGCCGTCAAAGTCGCAGGCGTGTGGGGATGGCCAGCCGTTCCAAGCGCCGTAAAACAAGCGGCGATCATTCAAGCCGGCGCAGTTTGGTCAAGCCGGACGTCGCCATTTGGCGTGATCGGAAGCCAGGACCTCGGCGGAATATTGCGACAGACACGCGCGCTCCATCCTGAAGCGGCGATCCTCCTGGAGCAGTACCGCCGCAGGGAAGGATTGGCCCGTTGAGTTTCAGCGACACCGCAATCATCGCAGGGCTCGCCGCGCACCTAAGCGCGAAGACAGCGCCAGCCGGATACACGCTGCGAGCGGTTCATCCATACCCGCCCGATAACCTCGCGGTCGTTCCAGCGGTGGTAATCATTCCAGGGGAAGACGCGATCAACTACGGCGCAGCCAACAGGCAAGTCACGCTCACGCTGACCGCAACCGTCTACCTTCAACCACAGGCGGACCTTGCCAGAAAATACGCGGACCTCGCCGCCTGGCGCACGTGGCTGCGCGATTCACTAATCGATGGCGTAACGCTTGACGCAACAGACGCAGTCGCCCAGGCAAGCGTGACGTCCACGAGCATCGGAACAGACACCTGGGCCGACAGCGACTACCTCACGATTGCGGCCACGATTGAAGTCACGGGAGTGGAAGCGATCAATGCCAGCGCCTAAGCGATTCAACTACCCAGTGATTAGCCACATCAACGTCCGATACATTCCAGGCTCGCTCCCACAGGGCGAGTTCGTGGGAGGGCTGCCACTCGACGGGTCTACAATCAACGCACCAGCGGTCCTAGCAGAAGCCTGGATCGCAGCGGGGATCGCAGAAAGAGCAACCGCCGCACCCGCGGCTGAAGACAAGGAGATCGAATAAATGCCAGCCGCAAATGCCGGTAACGTCCTATTCAGCAAACTCGTCGCATTCAAGGAAGCGACCCCAGGCACGATCCCCACGCTTACCAGCGGCGGGCGAAAACTGCTCGTCCAGCCCACCGGCGTAATCAGCGACGGCGTCACGATTGAACTCGGGACGGAGCGGAGCGTGGCGCTTCGCAACCCACTGATCGCCACCACCGGAACGATCACTGCGATCGAGCCCACGCTCAGCGCAACGGTTCCAGCGGTCAGCATTGGCGAGTTCCCGATCTGGCTCTCGATGCTTGGCACCGCTTCCCCAAGCGGCACCGCGGCGCCATACGGCTGGGACTACGACTGGTCGATGACTTCCAGCAACAGCCCAAAGACGTACACGCTCGTCGCCACAGACGGCATCCAGCAATACGCGGTCAATTACTGCCTCGCGGAATCCATCACGATCGCAGCGGACCGGAACGGCCTGACAAATCTCAGCGCCTCACTCTTCGCTCAAAACGTCGCCAAGAATTCAGCGACGCTTGCGGAGGGGACGCCCACATCGCCATTCCTCAGCGGACGCCTCTGGAATGCTTACCAGAGCGGAACTGTTTTCCCAGGAACGGCGGACGGAACGGCCTACGAGTATCTGCTCGATTTCAGCCTTGAGTTCAACGCCGGCGTCACGCGCCAGTCGTACCTCGCAGGCACTTCCACGTTCAGCACGCACTCGGAAAGCAACCCGTTCAGCGGCACGCTCACGCTGACCGTTTCATCAACGGCGAGCGCCGTCTCGGTTTGGTACGACGCCTACCGCGCCGCGCGCCCAGTGGGGCTGCGGCTCACCTGGAGCAACGGAACCTACAGCGCGCACATTCTCGCCTTCGTGGTTCCGACAGAAGTCCAGCAACTCGCTGGAGCGGAAGACGGGCTCACCACGCTGGCCGTAACCGGCACGCTGGTCTACGATCCCACAAGCGCGAAAAGCCTGCGAATTGTTGTGAACAGCGATCTATCAGCCCTGCCATAACGCAGGAGAGAGGGGGGGAACGATGACGCAATCGAAGCCAGACTTCCGCACCGTAGAAGTTTCACTCAGCGCGCCGTTTGACGGCTGGAAAGCCACACTCCGCGCGGAGGGAGTGCCGGCTCGCGTTTTCATTGAACTGCAAAGTGGGAATGTGGAACGATCGCTCAAAGCGGTCGAGCGCTTGATCGTAAGCCACAACTTCCTGACGGAAGACGGAGCACCGGCTCAGTCGGTCCTTGACGCACCGATGGATGCGCTCACGGACACGATCACGAAGTGGAGCGACGCGGTAGCAGCACTCCCCCCTCGCTAAGACTCGACGCCCAGCGGCTGGCGGCGGGTCGATCGATTGCGCCGCACCCGCTCATCCTGGCGCACTTGATCGGGCGCGAGTTCGGAATCGCGCCGCACGAAGTCCTAGAATGGGAAGCGCAGGACTTCCAGCGCACCGCCATCCTGCTCGGAGACCTTCAACCAAAGGAGACCCGTGGCCGCTAACGATTCGCTGATCGTCCAAATCAAAGCGGACAAAGCCTACGACGATCTCCGCCTGGGCTTTCTCCAAGCGGACAATCCAAGCGCCTTCAAGCGCCTGCAATCTTTCGCAGCGCTCAACGCGGTCCGCACGATGGTGGCACCGATGAGGGCGGAAGCGCCAAAGGGGGAGACCACACGCAATCCAGGGCGCCTGCAGAAAAGCGTGAAAGCGCGCGGCGTGCGATTCAATAAGCCGGGCGCGGTGGTCGGAATCAAGGGCGGACGCGGGGGAATCTTCTATGGCTGGTTCGTGGTCGCGGGGCGCGGACCGGTGCGACGGACAAAGAGCGGGCCAGTGGGAGTGACGCCAGTCGCCGCGCGACCATTTGTCGCGGACACGGTCCGAAAGGGCGGTACACTTGAGAAAGCGCTGGAAGCCTTCGCAGCGACCACCGAAAAGTTCTTCAACGATGGCGCATTTCGCAATACCATTCTGAAGTTCAAGAGAGGAAACCAGGGATAAATGGCAGGAAGCGATCGAGCCGCTAACTTCGTCATCAAAGCGAAAGACGCCGCCACCGGGCCACTCGGAAAGATCGGCGGGGCAATGGGCAAGTTGAAGGGCGCTGCAGGGGCAGCCTTCAAAGCCATCGCCACAGGAGCGATCGCAGCCGCGGGCGCCATTGCCGCCTTTACGGTCGGCGCGATCAAGAGCGCAGTTGACGATGAGAAAGCCACGATACGGCTCAACGCCGCGCTTCGGGCCAGGGGACAGAACCTCGACACGCTAGGGCCAAAGATCGATGAGCAGATCAAAGCGATGGCCCGCCTGGGCGTCACGGATGACGAAGTCCGAGAGGGGCTGGAAGTTGGCAGCCGCTTCTTCAAGAATCAGAACACGCTCCTCAAAGCCAATGCAACCGCGGCGAACATCGCAGCCGCAACCGGAAAGCCACTCGCCACCGTAATGCTCGCCCTGGGGAAGGGCGCCCAGGGGAGCACACGCGGACTTCAAAGCCTCGGCATTGAAGTCGAAAAGGGAGCGAAAGCCCAGGACATCCTCCGAGCGGCGAATGAGAAATACGCAGGCGTGGCGGAAGAGATCGCCAACAGCACAGCGGGCAAGTTCACCGCCGCGCAAATCACACTCAACGAAAAGATTGAAGAGTTCGGCGCGAAGTTCCTGCCAGCCGTGAACGAAGCGCTGGACTTTTTCACCAACACAATTCTTCCGATGGTCACGCCGGCGCTCGACACACTCGGAGACATCATCTTCGGGATTGGCGAAGCCTTCGCAGGCAAGGGCGGAGTTGCCGATTCAATCGGAAAAGTAGTCGGGCCGTTGATTGAAGACTTGATGCCTTCAATCGAATCAATCGCAGGAGCGATCGGTGGACTCTTTGACGCGATCGGACAATTGATTGGCGCGCTCTGGGGCGACGGGAACGGAGCGCTTGCCAACGTGCTGAAAATCATTGGCGGGCTCTTCAAGGGGCTGCTCGATGTCATCAAGCCGGTCGTTGATCTTTTCGCGTGGATTATTAAAAACCTGGCTGGCATCCTTGAGTTCTTCAATGCAAGCGGAAAGACAAAGCCGCCAACTACGCCACAGCCAGGACAGCCAGGCGGAAATCCGTATACGACGGGAAGCAACACGAGCGTCACCACGAACACCAATCTCTACCTTGACGGGCGAGTGGTTGCCAAGACGACGAATACCGTGCTCGGTTCGCAAACAAAAGCAGCCACTGGCTCACGCACTAGCGGGCGCTGACGATGGCGACCGCGCCGTTTAGTTTCTTCGTTGATCTTCCGCAAGTAGCCACGGCAGTACGCGTCTCCTCAACGGTGACGGTGACGACCACCTCAGCGCACGGTCTTGCTTCAGGAGCCTACGTGCAAATGGAAGGCGCAACCGGAGCCGCTGGGACATCAATGAATACGGTCGCACAGATCACTGTGACAAGCGGCACGACTTTCACCTTCTCAGCCGCTGGTTCGGCTGGCACTGCAACCGTCGGGTCTGCCTGCGTATCTCAGGACCTACTCAACCCGCTGATCAACTACGCGCAAGGAACTGCGCGGCAGGCCGCTCTTTATGTGGACCCAGAGTCAATGCAGATGAGCGCCGCAGGAGACGGAGAGACCTCCTCGATGAGCCTCACGGTGATGCAGGACGACACGCCCAGCGATGGGCCGTGGTTCACGCTCATCCCAGACCAGGCGCGCATCAGGCTATATAAAGTTCCCACAGGCTCAGTGCCAAACGACGCTGACCTTTATTTCATCGGCGTCATCTCCGGCATTGCGGCAAGGATCAATGGATCAGGTCAAGGAACGATTGCCGACGTTTCAATCGAGGAAGTCAATAGCATCCTTGATAAACTCGTGGTCTTTGGTCAGCCAGTTCAGGCGCGAGAGCCAGAGGGAGAGGGTGGCTTTGACCGCGTAAGCAACACGACCACGGTCACGACGAGCACCGACCACGGCTATGCAGTCGGTCAGCAAGTAAGGATTGCTGGCGTCATCGGCGGCGCAGGAACCTCGTTCAATGGAATCTTCACCATCAACGGAACGCCTGCTGATGACCAGTTCACCTACGCCAACTCAGGCAGCAACGCAGAGGGAGATAACTGGCGCACCATCACCTCGATTGCGCTCAAGTCAAAGAGCAAGCAGTTGGTGCAAATCCAAATCACGAGCGGCGCGGCGCACGGATTGAGCAGCGGTGACACAGTTGAGATTCGTGGCGTGAGCGCAACGAGCGCGAAGGCAGAGAATCAAATCAACACCGTGTTCACAGGTTCAAGCGTGACAAAGGTGAGCAACACCGTTCTTCAAGTCAAGTTGAGCAGCGCTCTGGACAACGTTCAGACATTCAGCGGGGGAGAGATTCGCGGCGTGGCCACCATCACTCCAGTTGGAGGAACGCAATCGCAGACAGTCATCCCGATTACAGGTGGAGAGGACGAGGGAGATGCCGTGCGAAAGGTGCTGGCCATCGTCGGAACCTATAAGAAGAAGTCGCCGGCTGTGCAGCGTTTGCTCGCAACTAGCACGACCACGCAAATTGTCTCTTCGGTTGATGCCGCCTCCGACACTGGCGTGGCAATCCCAGTCGGAACACTAAGATCAGTGCTTGACGCGATCGTGGAAGTCTACGGCGGACAGGACTCAAAGGAACGCCGCTACTATATCGACTTGAATCGCAGGTTGAACTATCGCCTCGTCGATGCAACGGCCATTCCGACCTACGCGACTGCTCCGTACAAAATCATCACGAGCGGGACGGCGAACCCAGACACGACCACCGCAGCCGCGACGATTTTCCCCTACAGCCTGAGTCTCAACTATGACCACCAGACCACAAAGCAGGCGCTGTTCCAGATCAGCGCCCAGAGCGGCGCTGGCGTCAAGAAAGTGGTGAACTACACGAGCGCAGGGTTCACCGAGCGCAAAAACGCGCCGATCTTTGACGACGTGGTGGATTACCCGACTGCAGCCAAGAGCGTGGACAATCAAGTGCAGCGAGCAGCAAAGTCGTTCTTCCTTGAGCGGCACAAGCCGCTGCTCACAGGAACCCTCACTCTCCGCGGCGCGGGCGCCGCGGCGCACAATGCCGATGGATTCTCCGCTGGGTATTATCAGACTGGGGCAAGCACCTATGCGCTGCAGAAGCGGTGGGAGCCTGGGCAATTCGTGAGCATCGTTGCTCCTGAAATTGGACTGAACGGCCTGTATCGCGTTGAGCAGGTGGACTGGAGCCTTGAGCCTCGGTCGTTCTTCCAAGTCATTACAATCACCTTCAAC